GTGAGCCCGATAGAGCCGTTTTGAGCCGTCATGACTGGTTCTCATCCGGTTCAAGCCGATAGTGGCTTATTGAGGCGTTTTCGGGGTAAAAAGAACCATGAAGGGTCGGGGGTGTTCTGTGCCTCTCAAAAAACCTACCCCCCTTAGCACTATTGCAACTAGAACACAGAACTTGAAGGTTTGATGGATTATCGTCGCCTCCAAGACTTCTTGGGACTATGTGGTCAACACTTAGCTTCTCTTCTGCTCCGCATTGCTGGCAACATCCATCTCTTCTGATAATCTGTTCTCTTATGCGTCTCCACTTTGAGGTAGACCCAGACTGTTTAAGACTTGACATAGATACTCTTGCTGCATCGATTACATAATGCGTAATGGATAGACTCATGAGAGAAGTAGGTCAGGTCATGACCGAAGAAGAAGCATCTCATTAGTGCCAACCTTTCCTTAACCAATGGCGCCATGCGTTACACGCATTGCCTTGGTATCTATGATCTATGTATTTAATACCGTACTGAATCTGCTCAATAGGAGATTTATCATAGATGATTGGGTTCTTTAATTGAGGTATTCCATAAGTGTGATAAGTGCCTTTTAAATTACCTATTGCTAAATGGTTAAAGGCAGATTCTTTCCCATAAAGTCTAATAAGACATACAGCTTCTTTTTTATCCATTGAAAGTCTTATGTATGTCTTTGGTTCAATGGCATCTATTGAGCCTGATGATGCTTGACTCATTGGTAAGCATAGAGATATCCCAATAACGTAGGCTACCGAGCGAGCTATCCGCGAAGCGGCTCGCTCTGAGCCCTTGAAGGCTCTAGCCGTTAGAGTACCAGACGGGTCAAGTTTCCACAGATGTTCGGCGTGTTGTGAGCGTGAAGTTAAGTTCTGCCCCAAGTTATCCACAGGCTGTGTGTAACTAGTTATCTGTTGAATAGAACCCTGAGCCTTTGAACTGGATGTTAGGGACTGAATAAATCTTCTGCATCGAGCTGTGACAGAACTGGCATTTTGGATCGTGCGGTTCATGGATACTCATTTCCTTCTCGTAGCGCAAGTTAGCCTCGCACTCTTCGTTGGTACATTCGAATTCATAGATTGGCATTAGAACACGTCGTGCATGGCACGTCCTTTAGTTTCCACGATCCACATTTAGTGCATCTCTCAGGCTCTAATTCTACCGAATCTTTCTGTATATCGCCGTAACCTGCCTTCAGCAATAGTTGAACCAAGTCTTGAAACCGCATAAACGCCAGGTACTTTTCAGCATCCTCACCTTGGGAATTCATGCGACACACCACGATAGGCAATTCATCGGGAACTGCCGCTCTCTTCTCAACTTGTTTCAACCATGCTAGAGGTTGGAAATCGCTTCTAGCCTTGACCTCAATGTCGAACGGGACATTGTGTATGTCTTTTCCAGAGCCTCTACCGATGCTTGCGCTTCTCCACCATTGCGAGAGATAGGTTGCGACCACTCGCTCGGTACGAAAACCTCGGTGTTTCCTGCTTTGACTAGGCATCGATTAGGTTATGCCTTCCCAGCAGAATTGATTGTTTTGCATTTATCGCATTCCCATTGATTGCGTAGGAATCGCTGGCGAATCTGTGTCCAGTTAGGAACTGCATTACACATCTGGCAGATTAGCTTGTAGCCAAGTTCTTCAAGTGCGTTAGCATTAGCTCGAAGATTAGCTTCCTGCTCTTCGTCCGGAAATCGTTCCCATTCATTATCTTGATTTAAGAATTCAATGTGTCCCATTAGCGTTTCACCTGTGGCTTCCATTGACCCGATTCTTTATCAATTTCATACCAGATTGGATCGCATGGAACTTCTCCACCTGGCATATCTCTAGTGATTGCAGCTGAACACTTCCACATGCCCCATGGCTTGTTAGCCTTGCTCGTGCCAGTCTTCCATATTCGAGCCCCATGGATACATGACTCCTCGGGAGCAGTGCCACCAAGTACCTGCTTCACCGTCTCTACTGCTTGTTCCATAGTCTGAACTGGCGCTGCAAATGATTGACTCCATGGATCAGATTCTACTGGAACTGGAACGTATTCCTTAGAAGTGTCAGCCATCTTAGCTTTTACTTCTTCAACCTTAGCCTTTACTTGCTGGCTTGCAGCAACTTTAGACATTTCTTCACGCGACGCTCTCTTTCCTTTCGTAGCGTAGCCTGCATTTGCGAGTGCGCGACCAATCGCACTTGTCTCGCAATTTTCAAGAGCAGACGTAGCGTTAACTCCGCGCCCCTGGACTGTTTCTTCAGCAAGGCCAGTCGTCCAAGGTCTAGGGTCAGCCTCAGTTCGAAAGATACTAGCTTCAACGATATATTGAGTAGAATTAGAACTAACCAATTTCGTATGAATCTGACCATCTGGATGTTCCTTCCAAAACTTAATTAGGCGTTCTTCTACTGTCTCGTAATCATCTAAATTAAACATATAGGTCACTCTCTTCCGTTGCTAATTGAGCCGAGAGCGCCGTGTATGCGACGAGGTCGACGTAAGTGTCTGTCTTAGCAGTTTCCATTGATCGTGCGATTTTGACCAGTGCCATACACATTGCCACCTGATGAGGGTCAACTGGCACTTCGAGGTATGCGCTCCAGAGTGAGGCAGTTCGTGACATATTGTCGCTAGGGTGACCGTAATCAACTCCTCGGTCTTGGATAGTAGCTCTCGCTTCGTTGAGGTAGTCACGGGCGTTCATCGGCTAACCTTGAATTGTTGCTCAAGCTTCTCGTAATGCTTTCGGACTGCTTTACGCCCCTCGAGGTAGCCAGCGCGCTTTCCATCTGTATAAAAGATAATTCCTACTAAGAAATGAGTACCTAGCAAGATCAACTGTAGAACTGTCATATTGCTCCCTTCGCGCCGTATTTCGGCACTGAGAGCAAACTACCCTAGTGGAAGCTCAACCTCGATTAGATTTTGATAACGAAATGGTAACAATTCTGTCGAGTCTACTTGGTCGTCAATCGTGCGTCTGATATCAACGTCTAGGTCGTCCATAGACCTTGCCCTGAACGATAAAAGTGCCATTCTTTTCGATGTTGATAATGTCCACCTGGACTGTCGAATTCTGGACGTACATAATGGCGAACGCCTGTTGCCAATTCGCCGTTCCCTTGGTGTATGAAGCCTGCTTAAAGTCCATGAGATTACCAACCTCAACACCATGTAAAACACGCCCTAAACGGCCTCCAGAGGCCTCTGTGAAGGCGCTACGGCCTGCTCTGTGAGTATGTCCTGAGATGACGTTCTTTCCGTGTCTACGAGCCGCTTCTAGGGCTGATAAGCCACCGAGGTTCTTGATAGGCGTATGGTCGCCGTGGACTGCTATCCAGCCTGGAGCGATAGGCATTGGGTTCTTATGAAAGGTAATTCCTAGTTCATCGAATTTCATGAACTTCTCGAATCTCAGCTCTGGAAGGCTAAGAAACGAAGGAATCTTCTTCATGATGATGTTATAAAGTCTATCTGTGTGGTTGCTTCGGATGCAGTCAGTAACACCCAATTCCCAGAGGAGTTCGACGCATCTGTCACGATCATCGCCAAGACTCTGCTCGTAGGCCTGAGGGGTTCCCTCGCTCCACTTGCTGATTGTTTGAAAGTCAATTTCGTCACCTATGGTAACTGTCTGGTCTGGCTTAAACTTCTGTAGGAATCTTGCTATGTTCTGAGTTACATGGACATCCTCAAAAGGCACCTGTAAATCGCTCAGAATTACGATTCGCTTCATTTAATCCTCGTCGTCGTCCTCATAGGGGATATTGTCGATTCGATTGGGAAGGTTAGGAATAATCCAATCAGGAAAGGATTCACGATCTGCCAATATCCAAAAGGCATGAGTCTCTGAGAACCCTGCTCTTCGTAAAGACTTGTAATACTCGTTCAACGCTATTGCATAAGCATCCAGAGCTGAGTAAGTGTCCAGGTCTATGACTGGTCGTTTCCTTGCCATGGGATAAGTGTTACTTACCTAATAGGTCGATAATCGTATCGACACGCGCCTCTAAACGATTTACTTGATCCTTGATGCTTGAGCCGCCATTGGGCTTTAGTTCAGTTAAGTAATGCTTAATCATGAACTGAGTATAAGAAGCTACTCCGCCTAGAACTGTTACTACTCCTACAGCCCAAGCTGCGTAGTCAACCGCGCTCATTACTTTTTCGGAGTTGCGTAACCAAATACGCCTGCGACGATTGAACCAAGGATTGCTCGGTAGTCCAAAGCGAAATTAGAAGTAGTTCCCCATACTGCAAGGAACGCTCCTACTGAGATGATTGCTGGGCTCTTCATATTCATACGGTTCCGCCTATCATGGGTATATTAAAGAACGAGCCATCTGCATCGCCCTTCTTGGTAAATGAGATATGGCAATGATGATTGTGCTTATTAATCCCATCGTAAGGACGCCAAGCCCAAGCTTTCTTAGACGATGCGATTCTGCCGTTGAAAATGACATAAGAGATTCTTTTATCGCCACGTTTAGCACAGAGTCGAATCTGATCTGCAAGGTCAGGCATGAGGTCGGGCTTTGCCTTTCCAGATAAATCCCTGTCAACATCAATCGCTCGGACGATACCTGTTGCATCAGGATTATGGTCAGAAGGACGTGCCGAATGACGAGTGTCGCCAATCCAGCCGTCTGAGGTGCGATCTCTATCTGGGTAAGTATCATCGACTTGAAGCCTTAATTGTTGCCCTGCTTGGCATAACTTAGGAGTCATACCAATAAAGCAGTTACTTCGTCAGAAGTTAGACCAAGCTTTGCTAGTACCTCTTGCTTCTTTGTTTCAAGAGCAGCTTTAGCAACTTCTTGTTCTAATTTAGCAGTTTCTAATTCTTTATTAATGGCTTCGAAATCTGCAATTTCTTCTTCAGTAGCTGCGCGTTCGATTGTCTTGCCGGTTTCTGCATTATGAATAGATATCTTCATTTTATCCCTAACTGTTCTTGTAACCATAGATGGAAATATTGCCAGTAATTGTGCCAGCGGCAGAGATAAAAGAAATGCCGTCAAACGATGTAGTTGTCGCATATTGAATTGCGCCAGTGGCTCGGTAACTATTCGTTTGAACACCTGTGTAAACACCTAAAGTTTTTTCAGAAGCAAAAGGATTGAAAAGTGTCATTGCATAATAAGCGCCACCGCCAGTAATATCGGAAATATAAGCAATATCGCTTCCTGCCGCACTGCCTAGTTGTCCACTTGCGCCACCGCCAAATGCAGCATATTCCCAGTTTGACCCATAGTTGCTAGAAGTATTTGTGCTTCCAGAGCTTCTAAAACGCAAGTTCATAGCATTGGATCCTGATGAAGAATTTATAGCCATAAGGATTAAATAATTTTGATATGTGGATGAAAAAACGCTATCAACGTTTGCTGCGCTTACTGCTGAAAATGTTGAAGTAGTAATTCTTACTAAATCTCCACCGCCTGCCGTAGCCCATTTTAAGCCAGTCGCTGTCGTTGAATCTGCTGTAAGTACCTGTCCGTTTGACCCGACTGCTAAACGAGCTGGAGTGTCTGCTGCGCTTGCCCCAATCAAATCACCTTTAGCGTCGACAATAGCATTTTGAATAGCATTTGAATCATCTTGCGCCACCCATGTAAAAGCCATATCTGTTCCGCTTGTCTTGCTAAGAACTTGACCTGTAGTGCCACCTCGAAGCCCATTCATTGAAGTGTCAATATCTTGACCAAGTGCTGCAATGGCAGTTGCGCCATCCTTTACTAGATCAGTTGACTGAGGAATATCCCAGCCAAAGTTAGTTGTGGTTGTTGCCATTAGGCTACGACTCCTATCGCGTTATTCCATGTGAGTGTCGGACTTAGGGTGTTCCAAAGTTCGGCTGCTGATACCTGCTCCCATTTTACAGTAACTTGGGAGAAGTTTATTGGTGTTGCGTTAAAAGTCACGCTGAGATTATTAAGGCTGGCTCTAAACGTCCATCCTTCAACATAGCCCTGAAATGACCCATCGCTGATATTGCCTGGAAGATTCTGAATCCATACGGGCTGACCCATAAAGATATTCAATAAAGCGTCACGATCTGAATCATCGATTTCAGGATTACCAAGCACAAAAGTGATGCCTTGGAATTTGGCATAAGGGTTGCCTCTAAGCGCGATATATCGATTAGCCAAAGCTTCTGCATCTGTTGAATTTTTAATTCTAGAGTCAAAAGATTCAGCATAAACTCCATAGAGTGATTGGCTTGTCGTGTCCTGAGCCGTATATTGACCAGAACCGCTATTGCCATAATTGATGTGGTAATAGTTTCTTAAATCGCCTGCGCGAGTTGTAGCAGCTAATCCAATGCCATTAGCGTTATTGGCATCCAGTGTTGTATAGCCGTTGGCTGCTAAATAATCCTGTCTATGAGTTGAGTCCGCATACCCAATATTGCCGTTAGCGTCTTCATATAGATATCCAAAAGCTGAGTTAGCGATTTCGCTGCAAAGTGAATAAAGGTCAATATCACTTGAAGAGCGGGCTATCATTTCGTAATCGCCTGGGCGGTCAATTTCACCTAAGCCAAGGTTGGAAGCATTAGCCCAAGTCTCTGTGGCATTATAAGTAGCCCAAGTTTGAGCGGCTGAGACGTCGTTCCATTGACCCAGCAGGTAACCTGAAAGAAGGGTGTAAATCTGGTCGCCATCTTGATCGGCTGAAAGAATTCCAGCATCGATGATTTTGGGAAGTTTAGATAGAGCGCCCAAGGCTGTAATTGTTGCCGTGGTCGTATAACCAATGCTTCCAGCGCGGTTCACTGCAATAGTAAAATCCGAGATAGTTCCACCAAAGATTGGCACATAAGTTGCTGAAGAGTTGGTTACTTCTACAGTTAAAGAAGTTCCAACCGTGAAGTTATAAGAGGAGTTACTAAGGTTTAGAAGCTGAAGTTGGCAATAGCCAGCCACTGGCTGAGCGTAGATATCTGTACGGCCTGAAGTAATTGTAAGGTTTGCGACTGTGACGTCGGTTACTTCTTGGCTGTCGACTAAAACCCTATAGGTCGGTGTCCAGGCTGTCATGCAAAGACTAACCCTGAACTGCCGAGAGTTCCTCGAGCTGAAGAGTCATTAAGAAGTCCTACAATTTGACGAGCCGTAGATTCAGGATCGATTGCTCCATTAACTGTGATATTGGTAGTCCCAGCATTAGGATTGTAATTAAGGCCAGTCATAGGGTTATAGGAAATCATTCCATCAGAAGGCATAGAAGGCACTGTTGCTGGACTTGCTACGGCTGGAGAAGAAGCGCCAGTTTCAAAAGATGCCTTAGAAAAGAAGTTTCCAACCGCTGAGCCAGCACCCTTAATGGCATCGATAATTCCCTTAATGGCATTGTAAATCTTGGTTATCTTCTCCACGAAATCTGCAAAAGTGTCGATAATTCCTGAAATGATTTTGCCTAAAGCCTTGAAAGCAAAGCCAAGCGTTTCACCGATTGCTGGAGCCAGGTAATCTTTAGCAAAATTATAAATAGCCTTCATGAAGTTATAGAAAGGCTGAAGTTCGTCATTATTCTCAGCTAGGGAATCCTTGACTGAGTTAAATGCTGATCGTAAGCCATTAATAATTGGCTGAATAATCTTGAGGACTGGCTGAAGCTTCTCGCCAATATTACTTGTGAAATCTTGAATAGCAGGGATTACCTGCTTAACGATAATTGTGACCATTGGGGTAATAGCATCAAGAATGTATTTACCGACAGTCTCTTTACCTTCATCAAAGGCAACCTGAAGACGGGTTAACTTGCCTTGGAATGTATCTGCCTTTGCTGAAGCCTGGTTCTCAAAGGTATCGGCAAGTTTTGCTGTGATGTCATCCATGCTCATGGTCTTGAGCTGAGCCGATGTAAGGCCAATGCCTAACTTAGCAAGGGAAGCGGTATTACCTTCAGCAGCCTTAGCCATGGCATTAGTTACAGCCTCTAGTGACTTGCCTGAGCCTGCTGCAACATCGATTGCGACTGTCTGTAGCTTCTGAGCCTTCTCGACGTCTCCAGTAGCCCTTGCAAGGCGTTCTAGGGATGGACGAAGGTCGTCATCTGTAACGCCAAAGGCGAGAGATGTCTTGGTGATGTAATCTTCTGTAGCGGCTATCTGAGCATCTGTAGCGCCAGTTACGTTCTTAAGAGTAAGAGCAAGTTTAGTTTGAGCGGCGGCGTCTTCGATAGCAGACTTAACTCCATCGATTGCTAACTTTCCAGCATAAGCAACGGCGGCAGCTCCAGCGGCTGCAAAGGCTAAGCCAGCCTTCTTTCCAAAATCTGTGACCTTATCGCCGAAAGAAGAAACGTCCTTATCGGCTGTGTTGAGGTTCTTAGTGAAGTTATCAACGTCAGCAAGAAGCTTGAGCGTTAACGCTCTAGTACCTGTTGCCATTAGCCCCACTCCTTCAAAATCTTATCGAATGATTCAGTCCATCGAGCAACGATTTCAGGTTGAATCCTGCGAAGCGTTGGATAAATGAACCAACCCCGTGAGCCTCGACCTTGACGGCCAGACCATACGGGAAACTGCTTAAACTTGTTAGATCCGAATTCTGAACCGCCCCAGATATCTTTAGTGGTTGCGCCACCTGAAAACTTCTGAGAAGCGAATCCATAAGTAATCTCACCGATACGGCTGGACTTCTTAACCTTCGAACCTTGAGCGATTCGGCCTGCGACCTTATTGCTCTGAAGAGAACCTGCGGTCTGAATTACTTCAGCTCTAGCGAAGTCAGCCAAAGCGCCTGATTGACGCTTGGCTTCTTCGTTGGCTTGTTCATCCATATTCTTAAGCGCCTTGAAGATAGAACGAAGTTCAGTCTGGTCGAAAGCGATTAACTCACTTGCCACGATTGCGCTCCTCTAATATCTCGACTGCTGTGAGAATATCTTCGGCAGTTCGCCAGTGATCCATAGGAATCTGTGTGGCTAGTGCCAGTTCAACTAAGAGTCGGCTTAAGCTTCCTCTTGGATGACTTTTGGGTCTTCCCCACCTACCTCGACATCCGCGACTGACTCCATCCAGACATCAAGTGTCTTGGTTGGTTTGCCACCTGCATCGCGTTTCATTGCTGAATGCGCTACATAGAGAATGTCCCACATTCCGCCGAACTGGGAGATAACCTTTTTAGTTGTCATTTCCCAGCGGGCGTAATCTGGTGGTCGAACCTGGTAAGTAGTTTCCGACCCGTCGTTATATTTAATTGTTATTTGCTGTTGCATTATTTGCTCCCGTTTCTACTTTTTAGGAGAATGTCTCGACGACAGTTCCGTTTGCTACCTTGAAAGTAAAGTCTACAGTCTGTGCGTCTGTTCCAGCGCCTCCTGCTGTTGGGAATTCAGGAAGAATTGGGAAAACGAACTGAGCGCCTGTAGCAGCTGTAAGAGTTACTGAAATTGTTGTATCTGGAGCTTCTGCTGCTGCCCAAAGAGCTTCGCATACTGAAGAAGTCTTGCCCCAGTCAGCGAGCATTGAAAGAGCGAAAGAAGCCTCTGTGTTTGTAGTCTTGTAAGCTTCGCCATCGAGAGTCTGGTATGTCTCGCGAAGGTTTGTCTTTGTGAGAACTGCTGAAAGAGCTTGAGCCTCGATATCTGTTCCACCTGTGAAAGATAGAGAAATATCGCGACCTGTGATTACTGTGGTTGCCATTATTTATCCTTAGTTTGTTTGTGTGTAGTAGGTAGAAACTCTGATATCTGCCACCAAGACATTGGAAGGGCCGACCTGAGTAACCGTTGGTTTTTCAACCGCTCCGACTGTGTACCCGACTGGGATCACCTTCAGAACACTTATGACGAGCTGCTCGAGGTTGTCGAGCGATGCAGGGTTGCTGTTATATGCAACCGCTACTGATATAACGAGATTAATCTTGATATGAAGAGTCGACTTGTTAATCGTCTCCAATTCAAGATAAGGAGAGTCCGGAACTGTAACTACGAAAGGAACCATTGGAGCTTCTGGAACGTAGGCATAAACGTTTCCTGCTACATTGGCAAAAGCATCCGCTAAAGGTTGACGAACTGTGTCGAGAATTGTTGACATTACTGCACCATTGAATCGGTGTCGATGTATGCCCCTAGAAGTCCTGAAACACGATTAAAGAGACTGCGCCCGAGACGATAAGGGCTCACGTTTGTGAAGTCAATTCCTTCAATCTGACCGCCAGGAGCGATTCGAGATTGGAAGACTTCTACTGAAACTGCTAAGACTGCTGATTCAACTGCGCTTACTCCGACGTATGTCGAAGCGCCTGAGAGCGTTGCAAGCCCAGAAGGAATGACATTCTTTGGCTCAATATCTGCATTGGTAATAGCGACAGTAAATAGATCATCATAAGAATCCGAGATTGTGAAAGTTCCGTTAAATGGGGAGCCGCATCCTGTGATGACTACGCTCTGACCCGCTGAAAATTGGTTCATGCCGACTGTCTTATAAATAGCGACGTTTGCTTCTAGTTCTACTTCATCGATTGAAGAAGCATACTTAACGAGCATAGGCAAAATTACTGCCTCAGCTGTATCAATTACGTCTGTTAAATATGCGTCGTTATAAAGGGATGTAGAGACGCCAAGGATTGACCTTAGTTCTGCAACTGTAACGATTGAAGCCATCTCTACATCCTCTCTATTAAACGGCTGGGGGAGCGAACGGGAGCATCCGCTCCCCCATGATTAGTTTGGGTTTATGCAACCATCCAGCGATATGAACCAGCAGCCAATTTAGTAGCAACTGCGCCATAGCCGTAGTATCCGACCTGAACCTGACCTGTTGAGATGAGGTTTGTCTGAAGTGAGAGGCGTGGGCTCTCGTACCATGTGTATGACTGTGGGTTAACGATAAGCATTGTGTTATCGCCAACGCCTGAGCCAGTTGTGAGCTGACGATCAACGCGAAGGTTAAGACCGAGAAGGTTTCCGCGAACTGCTGTTGCAGTAAGTGTTCCGCCTGCGTTCTGTGGGTTGATTGTTTGCTGGAATACTGGACGGTTTGAACCATCGACCAAGCCCATTAGGTTGCCCCATTGTTCTGGTGAAACGATGATGTTCTCAGCGAATCCAAGTGTTCCCTTGTAGATTGAAACTGCTGCATCTGAGACAAAGTCTGCGATGTTTGCAGCTGAAACTGTACGGTTTCCGCCGTCTGTTCCGCCTGCGATAAGAGCGTCTGAAACTGCCTTATCTGTTGCCTTTGCGTATGCGTACTCCATCTGACGTACGAGTTCTGCGAAGAATGCAGGTGATGAGCGGTCTAGAAGCTCGAGTGAGAATGTCTGCTGTCCAATGAACTTCTTGACATCGACAGAAACGAACGCTGCGTTCTGGTCTGTCTCTGAAGGAGTTCCTGCTTCAGCTGCGATAGCAACTGTTGGAGCAACGGTGATCTTAGGAATTTCGAATGTCATTCCTGCATCTGGAAGAACTCCAGTTGAGATTGAATCGATTGATGGGCGGTCTGCGTTTGAGATGCCATTGATTACTTCAGTAAGCTGACGAGTTGGGACGAGGCCAGCGTTATCTGTTGTGTCTGCTGCTGCTGCAACATACATACGAGATTCTTCTGAACCAAGCTTTGCGCGTACTGAATGCTCGAGATAAGAAGCCTTATCAACGATTGGGTTACGAACAGTAGTTGAAATGTAAGGTGCTGTTGCAGCCTTAACTTCAACCTTTGCAGCCTCTACCGTTTCTGCGGCAGGAGCAACTTCTGGAACGGTAGTGTCTGACACTTGTTCTCCTTCTGTGGTTGATTGTGTTTCTTCCTGAGTTGTCTCAGAAACTTTGTTTTCTTCTGCCGCTACCTTTGCGACTTCAGCGCCTGGAATTGCGCCATCTGTAACGAGGCTAACTTCTACGAGATCAGAAGCGCTAATAGCCATTACGCCATCTTGGTTATCCCAAGCCTGGACATCGACGCCAACGCTAAAATCTGAACGAAGCCCAGTTGCAGCTTCTTCAAGTGCGTCATTGCCTGCGGTTGTCTTTGCAATTTTGAATTCTGCTGTGATGCCTGTTGCATCTGCTTCCCACGCCATCAACTTTCCAAGTGGACGAGTTGTGTCATGCTGAAGGACTAGCTTCGTGTTCTTAGCCATTGTGATTGAATCTGGCTTAAACATTGTGCGGCCTGCTGAAGTGTTACCTTCTGCGTTCCATGAAACGATGCGACCTGCGATAATTCGAGATTCTGCATCCGCTGCTGTAATAGCAACTGGCATGGTTATCTTCATTACATATTCTCCTTATTGTCAATCAGGTCTTCTTCTTCTTGAATCTGCTTAACACTCATAGCGCCAATGCGATTAAGAATTTCATAAACTTGAGCGCGTTGCAGTGCATCTGAACGCAAGAAGTCATCGAGTGAGAAGCGAATTTCTCCAGTTGAAGAGATAAAGTCCGGCATTGAAAGGCGCTGTTCGATAGCAGCAAGAATTGGCTTCATTGAAAAGTCGATAAGCGAACGACGTTCTGAAACGCTGTTGCTATAAGTCATTGAAGTAGTTTCAGCACTTACGAAATATGCAGGAAGGTTGCAGGCGCGAGCCAATTCCAGAGCGACGTACTGACGAGCCTCGTTCAGCTGTAATTTGGCTGGATCGATGCCCAACGCCTGCAATTCAACATCAGCATTTAAGAACGCTGTTGACTTTGTAAGGCGAGCAGTTCTCCAAGATTCGAGAAGTTTAGAGATTCGCTCTGCTGGAAGATTAGTACCGTTTGACTTGAGAACCTGAAGTGGAACTGGCTCTTTAGCAAAAGTTTCAGCTGCTTGTTCAAGTGCATGAGCTGCACGAATTGTGCGACCTGCGCGATTAAGAACGCCTTCATCAAGTCCGTAGAAAACGACGAGAGAACCGACTCCTTGAGTTGGAACTATTGATCCATCGACTTGGTAACCGACGATTTCAGTTTGAAGACTATTAAGTTTAGGAGTTACACGATCTGGCGCGATGCGAGTCCATGAACGAACTCTTCCCGTGTCACCATATTGCTCGAGGACTTGACCATACCCGACACCATGGAAGAGGAGGTCTTCCGCAAGCCAGGCATAAATTGCAGAACCTGGAACGCGTGGGTCTGGCTGATTAATAACCGCTGGAGTTGTCATGTGTGAACCATCGAGCTTTGAATATTGCTCGAGTGGAAGTGAAGCCAAGGTTGAACAGATAATGTTGCGAGCGCGAGCGATTGTTGGAACCGCCATGGCTGTTTGACGTGTTGCAACTGAGCTAGTAAAAACGAAAGGATTAAAAGACGCTGTATTGTTAAACGGCGCTGGAGTAGAAGCCGCATCGACTGTAATCTCGACTGGAGGCTTTGAAGTATTGAAGATGTCCCGAATTCCCATTGGACATATTATACGCTATTGTCTAGACATTACCCTATCTGAATGTCTACTTCAGATTCAGCGCGTGTCGCAAAGTGCGTAACCATAGCCGAAGCAACTGCACCGCAAACTATGCCACTTTGCTTTCGCCCCATAACCCAACCGCCATCGCCTCGCTGTAATTTAACGGCGCTGAGAACTTGCTTGGTTAATTCCTCTTGATCCGAATGTTGAAGTCTGGCTGAAGAAACCGCCGAGACAAATTCGTCGCAACTTTGCTGATACTCCTGATTGGCAATTTCATAAATCGGGATTCCTGCTGGCGCCAATCGAGCTGCGACTGCTGAGGCAGTGGACTTTGAGTAAGCCAAGTTATTTACTGGGAACTTACGAACCCAGAAGGCGATGTCATTAGCCATCTCTTTATCATCGAGGTTAACTGGGTTGAACCATGTATGTAGAAGGCTGACCATAAACTTATCTCCATCGAGGCGCTGGCCTGCAACGAGAGAGCCATGCTTTCGGTCTGGACTAAGGTCGATAGCCATCCAAGTATCTTTCTCAGTCGATAACTGAGGAACTTCGGCTTTGCACTTCTTCCATTCGGCTTCTGAGATAACTGGGTTAATCATTGAAACGAACTGGCAAAGAACTTCCGTCCTGAAGATATCTTCACGATCTGAAAGGCTGTCCTTGATATTGTCTTCATGGACTGTCCAGCCTAGAGATGGGTTGCTCTGGTACCAGGCTTCTTTATCGGTAATATCCGCACCTGGTTCGGCGCTCCATTCGAACCATCCGATTGAATCGTCTGCTCCTTCAGAAGCTGCGAGTCCGCGTTCTCTGAACTTGAGCAATAGAACCGAATTGGCATGGCCTGCGTTGCTATAAACGTAACTTTGAGGATTGGGATTCGACATCTGGGTAAATCGCATCGAACTCCAGACGTCTTCAGTATCAAATTCTCGAAGCTCATCGATATGGATCACGTCAGGCGCTGCAATTCCTCGAGCCGCTGAGTTGCCTGCTCGGATTAGGTAGCGAGCCCCATTCTTAAATCGAATTTCCTGCGATCCTTTAGATTCGTACTTCTTTGAGAAGCCATCGAGTAAAACTTGCGAGTTCTCAATCATCTGGCTTACCTTGTAAAAGATTTCGCTTGAAGTTGTCAGCTTATGAGCTGTAGCCAAGTGCATTTTCTCGCCAAGAACATAGATTCCAAAGAGAATTCGTAGCGCCATAAAGGTCGATTTTCCCTGCTGGCGAGGAAGCATAATGCCAATTAAAGGGTGCGCCCAGCGAGAATCAGGCTTATATCGAAGGCAGTCTCGAGCCAAGTCTTCCTGCCATGGAAGCAATGGAAACCCAATATCTTTACAGAACTGAATCATTTCATCGCCTCGAGTGGGTAAATCAAGTGGCTTGGAGCGGATTCTAGGCGTTTGTGAGCCTTTACGCGGTTCTGTCACCCCTACCTCAGCCGTTGTAAGCCCGATAGAGCCGTTTTGAGTCGTCATGATTGGTTCTCATCCGACTCGAGCCGATAATGGCTTGTTGAGGCGTTTTCGGGGTAAAAAGAAGCAG